TAAAGCCAGCAACAAGCAGTTCAATTGTTTTATTTACTTCATCGGGTTCGTTATATTGTCTTTATGATTTTAACACGCAGACCACAACGCCGCAAGCTGGAACAACTGCAACTATTACTGAATATGAAAATGGTTGGTATCGAATTACCGCAACAGCATCCTTAAGCACTGGTGAAGTATTACAGATTATTTTCCAAGGTAATGGTGGGGACTATCTTTATTTATTCGGTGTTCAAACTGAAGCTGGAAGTTATAGTACAAGTTACATACCTACAACCTCAGCAAGTGTAACACGAAACGCAGATGTTATTTCAAAGACTGGTATTAGTTCGCTTATAGGGCAAACAGAGGGAGTCGTGTTTATGGATTTTGTTGCTCAACCTACAAGTACATCACAAAGCCATTTTTGGATTGGTACTTCTGGAAGTGAAATAGGACTATATGGAAATTCACAATTTATTTTCTATTCAAGTGGAGGGGTAAGTATAAACGGAGGAAACATTGTTGCGGGAACAAGATATAAAGTAGCATTTGCCTATAAAGCTAATGACTATGTAGCATACATTAATGGCACACAAGTTGGCACAGACACAAGTGCATCCGTTCCTACGACATCAGCTCTTTATTTAGGTTCGTACTCTGATGGTTCTGAAATACAAGAAAAATATATCAACGCGGTCGCCCTTTGGAAAACACGCTTAACAAATACTCAACTCGCACAACTTACAACGATATGATTTACAAGCTAACATACGAAAACAAGGAACAAGCACTCGCAGACTTGAAAGCTAAAGGCATTCTTGTAGAGGTGGAGTTCAACGGAGAAAAACACGAAGCATACGGCAACGGAGTAGCTGCTGTGGTCGAAATCGGTCTCATCGTATTGACCCCTCCCGTAATGGAAGGAATGGAAGTAATCGAAGAACCTATCTACGCAGAAGGCTATCACTACGACGTTATGAGTTCTGAGCTTTACGACTTCGGAGCAAACCTTGTAGAACCTAAGAACCCAAAACACGCATTTGCTGGACACGCAGTTACTGAGGAGTTTCCATACAATCCAATTTTAGGAGATGGCATACAAGAATAACGGGACGTTTAACGTTCTTTATAAAACACGTAATAAGATCGCGAAGACATTGCGCCGTATTATTGCCGAAGAAGCTTTAATAGACACCTCGGCCCTTTACGACTCTATTCGTATTAACGCAAAGATTCCCGCGCTAGGTGAATTAGAAATACAAATACTAGCAATGTACTATTTCGGTTACCTAAATAACGGAACTGAAAACATGCTTTCATTTGACTTATGCGCAAAGCTTACCCAACGCCTAAACGCCGAGGGAATAACCGCAGAAATCTACGCACAATACACGGAATGGATGACAAAGCGCTACCCTATTTTACAAGTAGCTAGAATTTTGGGCGACAAGAAAAGCATTATTTACACGTTCGAACCAATCGGTGGCGACTTTAATTGGCCGCTAAAGTTTAGGGGTTTCAAGTAAGCCCATTTCTTTACGCATTGCAAGCATATTAAAAACTAGTATTAAGGGCAGTTCACCGACTGCCTTTATTTTTGTGAAATCCCCCTCGCACAAGTCGTAAATTAAACTTTCCCAGCCCCACTTGCGGGCTTTTTTGCTTTGTTCTTGGGCCTTTAATTCGTCTTTATATTCCTCTATGGTGTCGAAATCTTTAGGGTCTAGCTTTTCGTCGTCTGGTTCGTCGTCTGAATTGAACAAAGCCGTGTACTTTTGCATGAAATTTTCCCTAAATTTTAGGTATTCGTTTAAGATCCCGTAAACTTTTGTTATTTCTACGTCGTCAAATTGTTCGTGGCGTTCGAAAGGGCTAAAAATATAGGGTTCAAAGTGTAGGTTTTGCCACTCATCTAGGCGAGTACGACGCCAAAACACGGAAACTATATGCGAAATATGTACTAAATAATCATTTTGTAGAAAGTATTCAAGGTCTATAAACTCGTCTAGCGTTAGTTTCTTGAATGGTTGTAAGGTGTACGTTTCCCCGTCTAGCAATAGTTCGTTAGACAAGCCCTTTTTAGGTTCATGTAGCACCCATTTTACAGACTTGAATAACGTGGCTATTTCCTCTAGCGTTAGTTCTTCTATTTCGTCCGTGCTTACGTCCGCTAAAATAGCCAATGTTTCTAGCTGAATGTTAAAGAACCCGCCCGCATCTTTAAGCGCGCGGAGTTCCTTAAACTGATATAGCTTAACGTCGTGCCAACTATTCGGTAGGTTCATTAAGGCTTTGAACTTGTTTGTTAATTGTTTCGGCTACGGCAACTAGGTAAGGTACGGCAACCTCGGCGGGTAGTTCGCGAATAATTTTTGCCTTAAACTTTACATGCGCGTCGGTGTAGTGTTCGTTTTTCCCTAGGTCGGTACGTTTAAACAATACCGCTAGCACCTCGCTAATGTAGCCTTTGTGTTTGTTGTTTAAAATCTTTTCAATTAGCTTAGTTTCTTTAGCGCTTAGTTTCCATTCTTCGTCGTAGGCTTGGTATGTATACCCGTCCGCTTCAAAGCGTTTCAATAAAATGCCTTCGGGTGCTTTCGCCGTGTTGAAAAGACGAATGTATTCTTTAAAGTCTTCGAAGTCTACGTCTTCAATTTCTTCTGGTGCGCCCATGTACTTAAAAACCTCTAAGTGTTTTTCGACGTGGTCTAGCTTTTCGTTAGCATGAATTTCTGTAATGTCTTCGAACTGCTGGATAGTCAACTCGTTTAATTCGTTAGGAATTTCTTTGTTTAAAATAGTAACCATAATATATAATTTTTGAACAAATATAGGCTTTTTTTAATATCGTTATGGTTAACGACTTACCCGTTTACAAAATTACAATAGACCCCGAGTATAGCGACGGCGAAGATTTAGGCATCGAACAAATTGCTTTCACTTCAAACCCCGCTATTAAAGTTAAGGGTTTAGCATTTTCAAACGTGGCTAAACATTTCTTTGCCGACGAACTAAAATACAGAGTTACCGCGCCCGCAATGATCCCGATGGAAATTTACAGACGCGACGAAGAAGAATACTACGTAACATTTGACGAGGAAACAATCGAACAAATACACGTAAAGTTTATGCGTGACTTGCAAAACCGCAACGTTTTCAATTTAGAGCATGACCAAAACAAAGGCGTTCCCGCTTACATTCTTGAAGCGTGGATAGTCGAAAACCCTACCCAAGACAAAGCATATACAACCTACGGCATCGAAGTTCCTAAAGGCACGTTAATGTTAACGGCTCAAGTTACCGACGTAGACTATTACAACACGCTAGTAAAAAACGAACAAGTCGGTTTTTCTATTGAAGGCTTTCTGGGTATGAAATTAAGTAAACACTTAAAACAAAATAATATGAATTTCCCAGACGGAGAACACCTTTTAGAAGGCAAAATCTACGTGGTTAAAGATGGCCAAGTAGTAGAAGTAAAAGAAGTACCAGTTGTCGAAGAAGAAATGGCCGAAGTAACAGAAGAAGTTACCGAAGAAGTTGCTATGGAAGACACAAGCGTAACCGAAGAAGAAGTAATCGAAGAAGAAGTAACTGAAACTGCAATGGCAGTTGATCCAGCTACGGACGCCGAAGCAATCAAAGCGGTTGTTATGCCTATCATCGAAGAACAAGTAAACGCAGTAATCGGAATGATTGCAGACTTGAAAAACCAAATCGAAGAAATGGGCGTAATTCGTGAAGAAGAAGAAATCGAAATGGCTAAAGACACAAAAATGTCTAGCGTATTTGACAAGTTCAAAGCCTTTCGCGCATCAAACAAGTAAACAAATAAAAACAAAATAAAAACCAACAAAATGAGAAATCTTAAATTTGACTTGGACGTAGACACAAACGCGTTGTTATGTCCTAACCCAGATGAATTCTATTCAAAAGCTTATTTGACTGAAGACATCGCAGACAACTACCGCACTTTGCCTGGTATTAAGTCAGCTACGAAACTTGCAAACGTTACTTTTGGTAACTTACTTGCGCCTTCTACATGTAACTTTGCTGCCCCTACGGACAACTTAGATGCAGTTGACATTGACGTTTGTGCGCTTTCAGCGATGAGCCAAATTTGTCAATTTGACCTCGAGCAATCTTTCTTGGCTTTGCAAATGTCGCAAGGTTCAAACGGCGACTTTAGCGTTCCTTCATTCATGGCTTACTACTGGAATGAAATGGCTGGCCGTATCGGTAACGACTTAGAGTTGATCCGTTGGCAAGGTGACACAGAAAGCGAAGACGCAGTTCTTTCTTTGTGTGACGGTTATGTTAAAAAACTTTGTGCTGACAATGCAGTAATTGGCCTTTACAATGGTGCTATCAA